CTGTCGGCACCGGCTCGCAAGGAAATAATGGAGGTCTCGGAAGCACGGGCGAGTCGCAAGGTGGTGGAGGTGGAGGTGGAGCATCCGCGGTCGGTGTTGATGCTGTCGGTGCCGATGGCGGCGGCGGCGGCGCGGGTGGCGCAGGTACATCAAATTCAATCACTGGCTCTGCGGTTACTTACGCAGGCGGCGGCGGCGGTAACTACTACCAAGGTACCGGCACCTTTACTGTCGGAGCGGGGGGGGCGGGTGGAGGAGGTTCGGGAACATACAGTGGAATAGGCGTTAACGGAACTGCCAACACAGGAGGCGGCGGTGGCGGAGGAGGAACTACAGGAACAGGTCAAGGTGGTGGAAATGGTGGATCTGGTGTTGTAATCGTCGCCTACACCACGGCAGATTTTACCCACACGGGAGGAGATGCAACAGGGACGAATGGCTCCGAGACGTGGGTGCAGTTTAATGCGAGTGGGACGCTTACCCTTACCGCACCTACGACGACCTCTTCTTCCACTACAACATCCTCGTCTTCGACTACCTCTAGTACAACGTCCACCACATCAAGTACCACCTCCACCACCACTTCTACCACGTCGACCAGTACGTCTACTTCTACAAGTACAACCACTTCCAGTACAACCTCAACAACCTCCTCAACCACCAGCACAAGTTCATCCACGACCACAAGCAACACTTCGTCATCAAGCACATCCACCTCAACAACAACCTCGACCACCACTTCTACGTCTTCAACAACATCGACAACAACCACCAGTAATACCTCCTCTTCTTCGACATCCACCTCTACCACCACTTCGTCAACTACCTCCACAACCAGCACAACAAGCTCCACAACATCTACATCGACCTCCACCACCAGCACCAGTAGCTCTACTACCACATCTTCGACAAGTTCCACCACCACCTCCACGTCGAGCACCTCTACCAGCACATCATCGACTACCACCTCCTCGTCTTCGACCTCGACCTCAACAACAACATCTTCATCAAGTACCTCGTCGTCTTCTTCCTCTACCTCGACTTCGACCACCACAACCTCGACATCGAGCACCTCAACCTCAACCTCGAGTTCGACCAGCACCACGTCCTCGTCTTCAACCACCACCCAATTCCCGTTCTTGGTGCCGGAACTTGAAATAAAAGCGGTTGTTCCCATTCTCCAAGTCAGCCCCTATACCCCGTACCTTGAAGTACGGCGCACATATAAAGCCCCTAACTAAGTGATATAATTAAGCAAATGATACTGAAAGCCTACAACCGCACACTCACCGAAGACCGAGAGCGAACGTTCTTGACGGCCGCTTCCGCCGCCGCCGCAACCACCCTTACGGTTATTGCCGTAGACACAAACTCTTGGGCTGACAACGACTATATAATTGTGGGCGAAATAGGCTCCCCCACAGCAGAGGTGTTACAGCTACAAGGTGCGGTATCAGACGGCACATCCATCACCGTGGATAACAACGGTGCAGGCGGGGCGCGATTTGCCCACTCTATAGGAGAGCCTGTCTATCGGATTGACTTTAACCGGGTTGAATTCAACCGAAACTCCACCAATACAATTTCGGGAGTAACTGTCCTGACTACCATAGAAATCCAACCGGACGACGAATTTACCCGGTACGAGGACACGGGCAGTTCTACTGGTTTCGGGTTTGTGCGGTTTAATAACCAAACCTCTAGTGTGTACTCTTCCTACTCTGATGGGGTGAACTACGAATCATCGGGCGATGGGTCTTCCTACGACCCCCGCACGCTCTGGAGGATGCGCCAACGTGTCCGCAACCACCTCGACGAAGATCGCCCAAACTCAAAACTCTCCGATGACGCAATCAGAGATGCAATAAACGACCGGCAACGGGACGTGGCGCACCGCCGTCTATGGAGCTTCTACGAGGGCGAGCGGTCATTCTCTGCCGTTGCTAACCAGCTTGCCTACGACATTCCTGCTACTGCTCAAAAGGTATACAACGCCCAGTTCCGCACCCAGCCGCTTTCCTCAATGAACTACGACACGTGGAAATTGGTGAGTTGGGACAACAACTCCTCGGTGGCCGTACCGACCAATGTGTGTATTTGGGACAGGCAGATACTTCTGTACCCCCGGCCGTCTACGGCGGCGGCTACCACCACACTGGGGGTAGCAATTACCACCACCACAGCCACGAGCATCACTGTTGCCGCCTCGTCAGGTTTTAGGAGGGGCGACTACTTCCGTTTCATTATCGACTCCGAAGTTATTTACGCAACCGCCTCTACCTCCACCACCTTTACAGGGTGTCTGCGGGGACAGGAGGGAACGACCGCCGCAACCCACTCCAACGGAGCAACGGTCACCGAAAGGGACATTGTGTATACCGTGCACGAAGAACCGACCGACCTTTTTGACACCCAAGACCGCACCAATATCCCCGAAGCTGATGTGCTTACTTTTGGCGCGGCGGCCGACCTTGCACCGCTTGTAGAGAAAAAGGACATGGTTTCCTTTTTTGAAGGAAAGTTCGACAAAAAACTCAAAGACCTTGAGAGTAAGTACGCCATAAAGTTCACCTCAAAATTCAACCGCATAAAAAGCGCAGACGAAAAGCTGTCGGACGATATGGTGTGGAAGAATCCGAATTTGTACCCAAGAAACTTACAAGGAAGTTAATTTTTGTTGTCAACTAATATGGCGAATATACAAAGCTACCCAGTCCTTAACTTCTCCGGCGGCGTAAGGCGTGATAAGTCGTCTTTGGAGATGGACAGAACGGAGCTTTTGGATGCACGAAATGTAGAAATTGACGAACAGGGACGAATAAAAATCCGCCGGGGTTCTTTCCAGTTAGGACAGACCTTGGCTAATACCATTGAAAACTCATTTGTGTGGGAACGGGTGGTGGGGGGTTCTACCCCCCTAAATTCCATTTACCAAAATGACTCTGCGGGGAATATGCACATTCTTCGCACCGCCCGACTAACCACCGCTTTAACGACTGCCAGTGCAACCATTGTTGCAACTTCCAACTCAGACTTCTCTGCTTCAGGAACTGTGGAAATAGAGGGTGATTTAATTACCTATTCTGCATTGGTTGGTGGTACTGATTTTACCGTCTCGGGGTCTTCAATAACCGTTGCACACGCGGCAGGAGCTTCCGTAAACCAATGGGTTGCCCTTACGGGCGAACCATCTACAGACACCCGTGGTGTATCTTATACTGTTGTTGGAAACATAATGATTTTTGGAGGTGTAAATCTCGGGTATATAGATAACGACGACGGCACAACCATCAGTGCGGTAGGTAGTGAGCCTTCCATACTGAACTTAGTTACCTATCGAGACAGAGCATACGGTTCCGGCAGTGGAGGAGTGTCTTTAGGAGACCCCCGCAGAGTGTATTTTTCAAATCGCGGAGACGGGACAACGTGGACAACGGTAAGTGATTTCTTCGATGTGAACGACACTACAGGTAGTGGTATTACGGCTCTTAAGGTTCTAAGTGACCGCCTCTTAATTTTCAAAACTAACGCCACCTTTACCTATGACGAAGTGGAACTCAAGCAAAGACTTACTGGAATAGGAGCGTGGAATCACAAGACTCCAGTGGAAATTGACGGATTGGTTTACACCTTCTGCCCCAGAGGAATCTTTCAAACAAATGGAAGTTCTGCGAAACCAATAGGAGAACTAGTCAGACAATACTGGGAAAACTTCCAACCAGAAGTAGATGCTTCAACCGAACGAGTTGTCACCAACACTTTTGGAGCCAAGTTTAAGCACTACTACTTGGTGTATATACACAACGTAACTGACCCGAACACCACTAATGACGTGGTGCTCTGTTACAACACGAAAAATGGGGCGTGGTCAGTGTGGCCGGGCTATACTAACATCCGGCATTTCCTTGGAACTGACAAATACCGTTTTGGTGACCGTCCACTCCAATTCCGTCCCGCACTTTTCATGGGCGACACGGGGGGAAAATACTTCCGTTGTTTTGAAACACGGTATGTGGACCGCCAATCAACTCCGGTAAATCAAGGAGTTGACGTGTTTACCGACCTCGTTTCTAACACAGCACTTTCTGGTGGAACGCCAGTATCGGCAACAATAGAAACTCCGCTCTACGACATGGGTCAGCCGTCGTTGTTCAAAAAACCTAAGCGTCTGCGGGTATACGCCGAGAGGGGTATGTGGAGTTTTGAATATCGGGTAGAAAACGAAGACCAGATAACCCAATATAAACCGCTTGGCGTGGTGACTAAATCGAACCAATCCCTCGACCTGCCGAAAGAGTGCGCGGGCTACCGGGTAGGATTAAGAATATCGGCCGTGAACACTTCGTCCCAGTCCATATTAAACGGCTTTGTGTTCGAGGATATAAACGTAGACCAACGTGCCAACAAATAACAAACAACCAGAGGAAAAGTCCGAACCAGGTCGGCAACAAGACGCTGATGAAGTTCTTACCTTTCAAGACCTTATCCCCGTAGAAATTGCGACAGTGGGGCGGTCAATAAAGTTGAGGGACGACTTTGTGCTTTCCGGGGCGGTGGCATCTGACTCCACCGTAGTAACCGTGACTGCGGCCGGAAGCGCGGGAGCACAGACCGACTTCAAATCTTTTAGGTTCTTCCCCAATGAGTGGCATATGGGTATGGTGGTGCGAATTACCGCTACGGGGGTGATAACTGACGACGGTACGAGGACTTGCGCCATACGGATAGGGTCTGGTTTAGCTCCCACAACCGAATGGAACTCCATGACCTCTACGGCTGCCACGGTAACCAACGCTCCGTGGCATCTGGTATGGATAGGAATAGTAACGACGATAGGAAGTTCAGGGACTCTGGAAGCCCAAATGATAGGAGACATAAATCGAATAAACAAAGACGACCCCAACACCGCGGCGGTGGCTTTGGCCACCAACACGGCAATCACCGTAGCCCTGACAGCCGACTGGGATGGGACAGACGCGGGGAACTCTATCTCAATTTGTCAGTTTTTAATCGAAATTCTCCGTTAGGTTGTATAATATAAGCAATGGCAGAAATATCTCTAAATAGCACATCCTCAATAGTTGATTTTTTGAAGTCACAAAAAAAAGATTCTTCTTTCGGTGCGCGAAAAAGTCTCTACGAAACCTCTGGTCTAAAAGACCGGCTTGGCGATTATGTGGGTTCTGCCTCCCAGAACGTGGCTTTCTTGAAGAACCTCCAGACGCCGGCACAAACGGGAGAAATACCCAACACGACCGTTAATCCCAACGCTGCCCTACAGACCCCAGGAACACTCGGAGTAGCCCCTACAAGCCCCGTACAGCCCTCCAATACCCCTACCCCGACTCCTACACCAACCCCTACTATCGGTACGAGCGGTATTACAGCTTCTGCCATCGCAGGGTCTATTCCTCAAATGCCCTCGGCTGATGAGATACTGAACAACGTACTTAACTCCTCCGGCTTTTCCAACTTCAAACAACAGCAGAATCTTGCCGATACCATGGCGACCGGGACGGCGGAGTCCCAGAAACAAGCACTGGAAGTAAAAACCGCCGCAGATACCAAATCGTTCATCAACAACATGGGTAAAAGAGGTCTATTCTTTTCAGGCGAAACACAAGGAGGCATACAAGCTCTCGGAGAGAGCCTTCTCTCCTCCAAGTTAGACATCGACCGCAAACTTGCAGGCGACCTCCTTTCCAGCGACCTGAAAACGCAGGAACAAATAATCAAACAAGTAGGAGAGATTGTGAAAGATGCACAAGCGGGTCGTAAGGAAGCTCTTGCCGCACTTGAAAAGGTAGGACTTACAGTGATAGGCGACCAAGTGGTGCCTACATTGGCGGCACAAGCGGCTGAACGAGCAGATGCGGCCGCTGTACGGGCGGACGAGAACCAAAGATTGGCAATACAGAGGGAAGAGCGTCTGGCCCAGAGCACCGCGTTTAACCAAGAAGCGACAATGGCCCGAATAGAACTTTCTGAAGAAGCAGCAGCGAGGGCAGAGCGCACAATGCTTCGTGTCGAGGCAAATGCCGCCGGCGGTGGAACCGTTACTTCTGGTTCTCTCACCATCTCTAAAGACACAATAGGAAAAGCGGCCGAAGAACTCAACGCTCGTAGAGGAGCAGACGGGTGGACTGACCCCTACGCATATTTGGCAGCGTATCAACAGTGGACTCAACAGGGTGGGCTGCCTCAAGACTTTACCAAAAACTTTCCCCCAAAACTCTACGTCAACCCTGCGGCTACCAACATACCGGGGCTTCTGCCTGAGTTTCTCCAGAATAATCCCTCCAACAACGTGCTCATCTTTTCGCCTTCTGCTGTCCAAGGAGCGTTAGACGAAGGAGAATGATATGCCTGGACTTCAAGCATTTACCGACCTATTCAAAGGGCTGATACCTAAGAGTCAGACCCCTGCACAAAACACAAATTCCTTTGTTCAAGGTCAAGGGGCTTTAGCGCGACCACCTGTCCCAAATTTCTTTACCCCTATTCCACAACCGAAGAAGAAAGAAGAACACCCCGTTGAACAACCAAATCCTATACCGCAATTCTTTGCCGACGTGCGAAAGACTCTATTTCCAACTTTTGACGAACAGGTGCAAGCGGTTCAGGACGAACGTCGACAGTCACTACTCCCAGAGGTTTCGCGCAAACTCGCTTTTGAACGAGACAAGGAGATGGCGATATTTCGCTTACCACAAACAAACCCAACAACGGGCAAGTTGGAACTGACAGGGACAGCAGTGGACCCCTTTGCTATTGGCGCTGCAAGAAGGGTAGGTATACAGGGTTTGAAGGTTGGGGCTGAGGCACTTGGTGATGCCCTGAAGGGTTTGGTAGGAAAGTCATCAAAAGAAATAGAGAAGCAACTACCCAGGGTAGTTGAAGGAACTGCCGAGTCTATTAAGACTCTAGCAGGGAAACTCACCAAAGCGGTAGATACTGATGACGCCTCTAAGATTATTCAACGTGAGGTGGAGTTCTTCAGAAAGCCTCCAGTCTCTGCGGCAAAGAAATCAGCCGAGTCTGCCCTCGATGTCGCGGGTGGAGGTAAACCGCCCGTACCGAAAACGGCAGTTCCAAAAGGAGTAACCCCTGAACCTACCCCACCCAAGACCGTTGAGAGAGACTTTACCAAACAAGCAGAAAAAATCTCCCCTATCTCCAAAGCGGAAGCAGACGACATCATAAACCGGCTCGACATTCTTGGCTTGGGCACTCGAACAGTTCGTACTCATGCGGAAGTAGAAGCAGCGGCGCAAGAACTGGGAACTAATGTTAAAACAATACTGCGTATCTCAAAAAACAAACCACTCTCCGACGTAGAAGGTAAGGCTCTAAAAAATACTATTCGTACATCAAATGCTTTTATTAAAGACGCACAGATACAAATCTCCCGTGACCCCTCGAAAGCTGTAGAGCTTGAAGGAAAAATACAACAGGCAAGCAAACTAATTGACGACTCTCTCAAGGTTCTAGCCCCGGGCGTTACAGAAGTTGGTCGTGCTTTGAGTGCGTTACGTATGCAAGCGAACGAAACACTCGACCCCGCAGTCTGGTTTCTCAAAGCCCAACGGATGCTCGGCCCCAGAAACCTCACTGATGATATGCGAGGACAGATACAAAACCTCATCGATAATAAAGACCGTCTTGGTCTTTCACAATATGTGTCTATGCTCCGTACCGCATCGTGGGCTGAGAAAGCGGCAACACTCTGGAAAGCTGGACTCCTCACGGCCTTTCGCACCCACGAGGCAAACGTCCTTGGCAACACAACGATGGCGACCCTTGGAACTGCCTCTAACGTGGTTTCGACAGGCTTTGATGTGCTTGCTTCGTTGTTTACCGGCAAGCGCACAATAACTTTCTCGGCGGCAACTGTAGCTGGAAAAGCAAAAGGGCTAGTTACTGGTTTCCAGAAGGCGGGACACTTTTTCAAAACAGGAACGTACTCATCGGAGATTATGTCCAAGTACGAAGTACGACAGGTTACTTTTGAAAATAAAATACTAAACGGATACACCAAGGCGGTCTTTCGCTCGCTCGGCGCGGAGGACATTGTCTTTAGGGAGATGGCAATGCGTGAGGCATTTGTTACCCAGGCAGAGGTTATAGCCAAGAACAAAGGACTTAGGGGGGTGGCGTATAAAACCCGCGTAAAAGAATTATTAGAGACCCCCACGAACGAGATGGTTATGAACGGCATTGAAGCTGCCGAGTACCAAACCTTTCAACAAGAAAGTAAACTCGCCGAACTTATTACGGGTGCAAAAGTGTCTCTACAGAACATGGATTCTCCTATCGCTAAATGGGGAGGAATTGTACTTGAGTTTATAGCCCCATTTGCCAGAACTCCCATAAACATTGCCAAGGCAATCGCGGACTACTCGCCTATCGGTTTTGTTAAAGCAATTCTCAAAGCAGTCCCCGCAAGAACCCGAAGTCAAAAAAGTTTTGTACAAGACATGGGACGCGCCGTAACAGGAACCGGAATCATCACGCTCGGTGCATATCTGGCAGAGCAAGGAGTAATGACCGGCAACGCCCCCGCAGAAAAGAACGCCCGAGACATGTTCTACGCCGAGGGCAAGCAACCGAACTCAATCCTTATAGGACAACACTGGTTTAAACTTGCCAGAATCTCTCCTTTTGGAAACCTCATTTCTCTGGGGGCCGAGTTCCATGAGTTAAGTGCTGAGATGGAGGGGTCAGCCCTCGCCTCGGCGACTTTCTGGGGTGGTGCAAAGAATCTTTCTGAAATGACCTTCCTTCAAGGGGTATCGGGGTTGGTCAAGTCTCTTAATGACCCAGAAGCATACGCTGGCGATTATACAGAACGCGCATTGGGTTCTTTAATTCCAACCATAGTGGCGCACACCGCAAGAGCTATAGACCCCCGCTTACGGGTCCCTGAAGGCATCCTGCAGTCCCTACAGAGCCGCACACCAGGACTATCTCAAGGTGTACCAGTCCGCAGGGATGTGTTCGGTAATCCTGTAGAGTCTCCGGGCGGAACGCTGGGAGTAATCAACCCCTTTGAACCAACCAAGGCGGTAGATAACCCCGTACTCAAGGCCGCCAAAGATGTAGGGGTGGACATTGGACTTCCCACCCCGACTATATCGGGCATACGATTGGACAACGCGGAATACTCTCTCTACCAAAAAGTACAAGGGAAGATTCTCGAGCAAAACCTGAAGGCACTTATCGACTCGGGTGGCTACCAACTTTTAACTGTACCCCAGAAAGAAAAGGAGTTTAAGAATACTATTACTGAAGTCCGGCAAATGATAAACGACACAATTTTTCCTGCACTGATGATTCGGCGATATAATCTCCCGGAAGATACCAACCCCGCATACATACGTATCGCTCTTTCAGAGTTGTCTAAGAATGATAAGTTCAAACGAATGTCAACGGAAAAACAAGAGGTAACACTTAAAAAACTACTCCAAATCCCCTAAGGATGAACCGCGTACTTCCCCACCAAAGTAATAAACCCATATATGGCGAGCAAAGACAAAACAACGAGAAACCATCCAGTTGATGTATTCATCCCCACACCCTATCAAACTGCTTGGTATCTGTCAATCCATAACTACTGATATAATAAAAGATATATGCCTGACTCAAAACCGTACACCAACCGAGAAATAAAAGAGAAATGGGACGATATTGCAAACAGTCTTTCACGAATTGAGGTGCAAACTACTACTACTAATGGGCGGATCAATGCTTTGGAAAAATGGAAATATATGGGTATGGGCGCGACTATGATACTAACAACGATGATACTCCCTATCCTTGTGTGGTCGCTTTCTATATTGGTTAATATGGAAACAAGAATCCAAGATTCGGTTGATAAAGCTTTGGCGGCCTACGATATAAACAAATGAAAATCTCCAAAAGAAAACTGCGAATAAAAAGAATACTCCAACAGCGCAAACAGAAAGGTACTCGATATGCTTAAAAAATTGCAGTTTCACTTTCCTTTTAAGCCTTTCAAAATTACCCAGAATTGGGGTAATCCCAACCCCCTCTATGACCCCCTTGGTTTTTCCAAACATAACGGCGTAGACGCTAATGTGGGGCGTTTTGACTGGCAGGGTAGGGTAGTATCGGAATACCCCGTTTACTGCCCCGTAGAGGGTTTTAGGGTGTCTGAGGTGGCATACTACCCCACAGGGGGCGGAAACCAAATAGGTATGGTGTCCAAAGAAAAGCGCTGGGTTGGGGACAAACTCTGCTACGTGTCCATACTCTTGTGCCACGCCAAACAGATTCTGATAAAGGTTGGGGATGAACCGTCGGTTGGGGAACTTTTGATGATCGCCGACAATACAGGGTTTTCCACCGGGGTACACACCCATATCGGTATATACAGGCTAGATGATAACCTTCAGAAACTCGATACCAACGAGATGTCCGGGAGTTATAACCCACAACCCCTCTTTACGGGGGCATACGCCGTAGACGTGGCTTCACTGGGGACCCTTATAAAATCAAATTGGCGTTATTTTCAGTATTTGGTGGGATATAATTAGGGTGGGTCGAATTACTCACCATTTTAGTACACCATGTCTTCAAAAATACTGGCGTTGCTGGGAAGTGTCCGTTTTTGGATACTCACCCTCACAGCAGTTCTGGCGGTACTTCAGGGCAACCCCCTTGTTGATACCATCCAGCTTTGGGGTCTTGCGGTGGCGGGCGTAGGTACGCTCGACTCTGTAGCAAGCAAAATAGGCGGCAAGTAGGTAAAGAAAAAGACCCTCCTGGCTACATGTCGGGAGGGTCTTTGCCGTATAGATGGAAGTCAAACACGTCCGGGATGTCGTGGATACGCCGGGTTTCCTTTTCCTCATAGGTAACCCGGCACTTCTCGGAACAGAGCTTGTTGCCGCGCTGGTCTGGAAAGAACTTGTCGGACAGCTTCGTCCCGCACTGGGGACAGTAGTCGTGTTTATCACCTATCATGGAACCCTCCTTTGGACTCTTGGGAGTATACACCCGTTCTGGTGTATACTGTGGGGTACAAGCCCCCATTTCGTAGTGATATACGGGGGCTGGATGGGAGGCTCCGTCAGCGTCGCCCTCCGTCGAGATAGATGCCACAGCAATGGGGCATGAACACGCTGCGGTCTGCTATCAGCCTTGGGGCGAAAGCTCGGTAAACTACACAAGGACGCAGACTGAATGTTAACATTCGAACTCCGCCACCGCCCGAGGGGGCGGTTTTGCATGAGGTGGATAACTTTCGTGGTAAAATCACATAGTAAGCTCTTTCATAAGTCAAACCTTAGGAGGATAGGATGAACTTCATCGTCAGGATGCTCCTGCTTGCTCTCCTGTTGTCCTTTCCTCTTTCGGGAATGGCGCAGGAAGTCGAACAGGGAACGGGACTTGTCTGCGACACGGCGGAAAACATCGAGCAATTCGTAATCCTGCACAATCAGGGTATGAAGAACCCCGACATACTCGCCACCATCAACGGGGACAAGGAGCCGTTTGTGTGCGCAGTGTTCACGGCGGCCTTCTTCAAAGGTAAAACTGTGAAACTGGTACTGGCAGACGGGCAGGTGTACGAAATCGCCGAGATTCTGCTCGTTGGAGTCCTCGACGGTCAGTGGGTGCACATCACTCCCACGCCCCAGTTTTCTATCTTTCTAACCAAGGAAAGGGGGGCGTAAGATGGTACTCCGGTGTTGGGTCTGCAGTAAGGAGGCTAAGTATGCCCGAAAACTGCAAGACCCCCGCCGCGGCAAGGGCGATGATTTAGCCTACGTCCGGCGAAACTTCTGCTCCCACCAATGCGAAGAAGAAGCCATCGAGCAAATGGACAAACAAGCCAACTATGCCCGTGTTGCAAAGTAGGAGGCCAAAATGCGACGATGTTGTTTTTGTTTTCGTGGCCTGGGGATGAAATCCGTCAAAAGGGAGGACAAGTGGTTCTGCCGACTGAAATGCTGGCACGACCTCCTGCATGAACGCAGACGGGAAGTGAAGAAACGGGGATGGCTTCGCTGGCTTTTTGGTGAGCCGAGTAACACCTGACTCCCGCCTGCTAGAAATCTACCGTCCCGTTAATCGGGGCGGTTTCTTTACCCAAAAGTGCTCTTTCTATGTTTTAGACAAACACAGATTTTCCATTTATTCTCCACATCTAAATATCCTCCCCCACCAAAACACAGGGGACAGTTGGGTAGAGCCCCTTTACATTTTTCGTGGATTGGACGAATACCACCGTTTATGTTGGCGTAGGTTGTAGTGCCGTATCCGTGGCAGTAGTAGCATTGCATGTCTTTTGGGGGTTATCTACTCTCTCTATAGGCTATAAGCGTGTTTTTCGTTCGCAAATCGGAGCTTCACAGGCTTCTTCGTGTTTACTTACGACTTTCATTGTTAGAAAGATATGTCGTCGGGGTTCGGCACATCCGTTCCTGATTTGTACTCGGCGGGAAAGTCCTCTTTGGGGGCAGATTCGGCCTTGGTGTCGAACGGGTCTTTGCCCTCATAGAGAAGCTCCAACCTTATACCTGCGTTTTCGTATTGGGCAACAATCTCCTTGGACGTTTCCTTTGCCGGAGAGGGAGTAAGGTTATATTCACTGTCCAACCCTTCGCCTTTGCGATTAATAGTGATGCTGTATTTGCGGGGGTCGCCCCAGTCCTCATTCTGTACCAACTGCTGAAGGGGGGTAAGGATAGTAGATTGTGTAATCTCTAGTATTTGTAGTTTCTTTGCATCAAGATTCCACACCACAAACGCCCAGAAGTAGCGCGGATTCCAGCCGTTGCGGAGGTCGGCATCGAGTGGAATTACTGACGGGCGTTCTGTAGACCGGACGGGTTTACCCTTCTCTTTCCCCTTAGCTTCAGTCCAATACTCCCAGCCCATAATCGGCTCGGAGAGGATGCGAAACTTATTCGCACCCTGGTCGAACTTCATATAATTTCCCACCGTCTTCGGTATCTCTGTGTCTTTTGCTGTGTTCCAGTCCATATAATTATTTATTCTCTGTTAAATTCGTCCCCCACCACACTATGGCTATGCCCAACCTCCTCTCTTCCCTCGTACCGCTCCCAGACCTTGTCCTCCTTCTTCAACATGTCGCGCAACACTGTCTTATTTGCTACCGGCATCGAACCTCCATACACCTCCTTCTCTATCCGCGCCACCTCCTGTTCGTTGTAGTCATTCATTTGAGTATTTTCTTTAGCGTATCAAGGTCTAACTCTTCAATGAACCGTTCGTAAGCGTCCTCCCAGTGTTCTTTGTCGCCGTGGTAGTCCTCCATGCACGCCTCTTTCAGTTTGTCCTCCTGCTTGTCGGTAAGGTTGTCGACGATGTACTCGCGCTCCTCATCAATCAATTGTTGGCGACTGTAACGAACCGCTTTGTAGAAGCTGTCCTCGGCGGCACTTATGTCTATTTCGCCGTTCTCAATAAAGAGAATAGAGCTTCCCGCCGGGCTTCCGTCTATGATGAAATCAATAGTTTTTTCCATATATTATTCCGGCAACGGTTCATCCGTTTCCTCATCTTGTTCGCTAGTAAAACTGTCGGGGTATCCCATTTTCGCCTCGATGTCTTCAAGCAGTCCTCCCGCCCGGCCACCGTAGTAGTAAATCCTCTCCACCCCACACCCGCGCGGTACTTTGAGTTTCATCTTAGTAGAGAGTTACGCCGTTAATCGCCAGCTCGCCGGTGCCTGAACCCTTGATAACCTATTGGCTATCTAAACACACTCTACCAAATGGCAACTTGTTGCACAAGTCCCAACACAACAAAACTATGGACAACCAGCACCTTGTGCAACTTGTCCTTATATAGTATACTAAACCCATTACCAGATTACAAGTATATTAAATGGCTACAAATAAAGAAAATGCAACGATTCGTGTTAGGGTGTTTCCTTCAACACACAAGAAGTTGCGAATACGAGGAGCCAATACTGGACAAACAATAGCAGAGTTGGTCAAGGTTTTGGTAGATACAAAAAAATAATGCAAACCCTGTGGCAACAACACGTTAAGAAGATACCAGAAGTTGATTGAAAAACATGAAACTAACCCCTAGAGAACTACAAGAGTCTTTAACCGCTATCAGCGAGGAGTCTTATCAGTTGCACCAAGAAGCCGCAACCCTTAATTCTAAAATGGACACCATGTGGTTGAGCCTACGCGCTGACTGCAAGACGGACAAGGAGTGTGACAAGAGGCTCGGTGCGACCACAGACGGACAGCGAGCCACCTATCTTAAATACTATCTCCGTGGGTTGGCGAATAAACGCACTGCCTTAATGGAAGAAAGCAAAAACAATCAGGGCTCAATCTACTAACGTGGGACTCTCCATGCCCATACCACTGGAGACCCGCGAGCGGATAGACGAAGACCCGTACTACAAACGCTGTGCAAGAGAGAACACCGACTGCTCCGGCAGAATCACAGTTGAACATAGTTGGTATTTTGCGGGCAAGAGAATAAATGACTATTGGGCTTTAATTCCGCTTTGTGTTTACCACCACTTAGGCAAAGGACTGGACAAACGTATCAACCAAGCCATTGCTGTCGCCCGCACAACCCCCGAAGACCGCGCCAAATATCCAAAGATAGAATGGGAGCGGGTGCAGGCTTATCTTAAATTATTCGCCCCACCACTATAAACAAGATATGAAAAAATTAAAACTAATTAAAGAAAACGAAATTGCTGTTTCAAAAGGAAGCAGTATTTATTGTGATTTTTGCGGCGAAAATAATATCGGAGTTTTCACTTCCAGTTTTGACGACAGAAAAGACGGAGACGAGCGAAAGTGTGAAATGCAAATCTGCACCGATTGTGTTAAACAACTCACCAAACTTATTTAATCCTCTTTAGAATAAGAATAACTACTACTGTGAAATTTAAACAAGAAAAAGTTAAAAAAGGTAAACGCTTTACTGATTGGATTCGCCCCACAATGAACGGGTATCATATTTCTTGCTGTGATTGCGGGTTGGTTCACACACTTAATTTCCGCGCCCTAAAGATAATTAAAATTACCAAAAAAGGTACAAAGATTGGAAAAATCCTGCCAAAAGACAAGTATCAAATTGAGTTTAAAATAAGCCGAAACAATAAACTCACAAAACAGCAGAGAAAACGCCCCTAACTACTACTATGGAACAAAAGACTAAGAGATTTAAGACAGAGAAATATACTTTCTTTCGGCGCGAAATTGAGCGTTTGGAGTTTCATATCCCTTTGATAATTAAGGAGCTTAGAACGGGAAGGCATCCTTGCGCGGTGCTTGGTACTTACGGTTTTACTTTCGTGGAAGATATTGAGCGTCTTAAAGAGTATCTGTGCGCAACCAAAAGACAAAAACTCGCCGCCAAACTTTAACTAAAGATGTATCTAGGGGGGTGTGGTATACTTAATTAGTTGGTGTGTTTGGCGCGGGGATGAAACTAAGTCGTAATGCGGATGAGTTAAGAAAGCGAAGCCCCTAAGCCCCGTTCTGGCTAAAGCCAGACCGAGGGCACAAAGAGGTATAAAAGCCGCCGCGCAAATCTTCCTCGCGCCTAGCACGTCATAAAAAGTTATCCACAGGTGCTTTCTGTACGGCTTGTGAAGTGTGGTAGTATTTGTGGTATGGTCAAACGGTTAGGACAACTTAATAATTTGTTGTGCGAAGTGGCTTTCTCGTTCTACGCTCTAACCGGCGCGATCAGCGGGAAAGCCTCTTTGCGTTGCAAATTATGGGTAATGGTTGGATAAAACTGCATAGACAGCTCCAACTTAAGGGGTACTATAGGCAGTCGCAATATATACACCTATGGGTTCACTTGCTTTTGTGCGCCAACCACAAACGAACGGAGTATATGACCAACGGCCAAATAATACATATTAAAGAGGGACAACTGCTCACGGGACGCAAGCTACTTGCGGAGGGTACAGGCATACCAGAGACAACTATTGAGCGCATACTCAAAGTGCTTGAAAGTGAACATCAAATTGAACAACAGAAAACGACAAAATACCGTTTAATTACAATAGTTAAATGGGACACCTACCAAAAAGCGGACAGCACTTCGGACAGCAAGCGGACAGCAAGCGGACAGCAAGCGGACACAAACAAGAATGTAAAGAAGGATAAGAATGAGAAGAAACAGACCACCGCGCAGAGCGCGGACGACGAAGTGGCTCGGTTTATACACCTCTTCAAAGAGATAAACCCTTCTATCGGGAGGTTGTACGGCCGGCCACCCCAACGCGCCTCCGCCGAGCGGTTGCTGAAACTCCACCCCCTTTCGTGGTGGTCGGAATTTATGAAGGGCTACATGGGTGTGTTGGAGGAAAGGTTTTGCCCGAAAGCCACCACCCCCTCTCAAATGGAGGATAAACTCGCCGCAATAACAATATACGGAAACGAGCGAAGAAAGGGATTAAAAACTAATGTTAAAAATCAACAAGTTATATGGTAAATACTTACTATAAAATTGTGTATGGGTTTGAGCCGGAGAACTATATTCCCATTGAGGGTGATGAGCTTGAAAAGGCGATCTATGCTCACATGAGTTTGGCGCGAGCTGCGTTCAGGCAAGGTTCGGCAGACTTTAGTCGTGGCGGAATTATGATACAACCCGACATAAACGCCGCGATGGGTTGGACACGGGGATACAAACTCGGAGCGGACGACTACGCAGAAGTTGAGCAAAAAGGAATTGACCGCCTCCACCAAAAGCACTACTCAAAAGTAAAAGAGCGCGTGGAGTATCTAAAAGCCCACAACAAGACCGACCTCATAGGAAAAAACATACCGATACCGGAATTAGAAAAACCAAAAGGCAACGAGGAAAGAGGCGGAGAAATGAAACGAATTATACCCCCACTTAACTAAGAGAAAAGATATATGAGTGAAAGAATTATTTGTGGCGATAGCTTAGAGGTTCTTAAAACCCTTGAAAGTGAAAGTGTGGATTGCGTTATCACTTCCCCGCCGTATTGGGGGCTTAGGGATTACGGCGTAGACGGACAGCTCGGACTAGAACCTCATTTCAATGAGTATATTGAGAAACTGGTGGCGATTTTTGACGAAGTGAAACGGGTGCTGAAAAAAGAAGGAACTTGCTGGGTCAATCTCGGCGACACCTACTCCGGTAACAAAGAGGGTAAGACCGACAACAAAGTTTCGCAGTATCTCAAAGACACCACTACCCGATTACACAAAAAAGCGGTAATACAGGAAAAGTCTTTATGCCAAGTCCCCTCACGGTTTGCAATAGCTATGACGGATAGGGGTTGGATTTTGCGTAATCGTTTAATCTGGCACAAACCTAATTGTATGCCCAGTTCGGTAGAGGATAGGTTTACGGTAGACTACGAGGATGTGTTCTTTTTCGTGAAAAGCAAGAAGTATTTTTTTGAGCAACAGTTAGAAAAAAGTATTTGGGCAGAATCAGACTCAAGGTTTGAAAATGGCCCGACACGGGGAGGAAAAACAGTAACGGGTGAATACGCAATAGACAAGGGTGGTGCATACCGCGAAGATGGAATGAAAAATAAGCGTACTGTTTGGACAGTAAATACACACGGCTACTCCGAAGCCCACTTCGCCACCTTCCCAGAAGCACTTGTTGAGCCGATGGTGCTTGCTGGCTCACCGAAGGGCAGTTTAATCCTTGACCCATTCTCTGGCGCGGCCACCACCGGAGTAGTAGCTAAAAAACTCGGCAGAAACTATCTAGGCATAGAAATTTCGCCTGTTTATGTAAAAATGAGTGAAGAGAGACTTGCAAGAACACCAACACCCCTCTTCTAACCCCCCTAAAGGAGAATAAGGGGGTGGGGATAAGTAGATTTGACTGTAAGCGTGGGTATGCTAACATAAGGACATGAATCTTAAAGATGCACTAGATAACTTAGATTTTAAGTGTGCTTTGGTAGATGATGCCCAAAACGAGGCTGAACTCGCTCAAGTAGTAGTTGGCGAGTGTATCCGTAAAGAGCGCCGCGCCAAAAGCATATCTCTTAGAAAATTTGCAGAAAGAGTAAAAATAAGTCCGGCGTATCTGTCCGACATAGAACGAGGCAACCGCTATCCTGCTTACGAAGTTCTCGAACGCATCAAAAGACAATTACCCGCACCCAAATCCCCCTCTAAGATAATATGATTCCTAAATCTGCAATAAAAAAAGCGGTTAGTGGTGGGTGGAACTCTTCTTATTTGCCAAATGACGAAGAGTATTGGACACGAGAACATTTCTGTGTAGTCGCCCTCGACCTCTCCTTCTGGCAAGCGTTGTTTCCGTGGACAGGGTTTGACGGACATTACATAAAGTGTGCTCTATACGAAAAACAAGATGAAGATTGTAATTGTTCAAAAAAAGAAGAGTGGAAAGAAAAAGCCCACCACTTCTACGACCTCATCCTCACTGGCGGGAATACGGAAAAGTTTTGGCAAGAATTATTAAACTAAGATACTAATATGAAGAAAGAGTTTGCCTACGCAGTTAGTTCTATAATTCTCTGTTCCATCTCATTCATTGTTGCTGTCAAAATGCTAGTACACATTTTAACTAACTAATATATGAATAAAGAAAAAACAATTAAAGCGTGGCTCGTCCTTGGGGGAAGAAATGATAAGGGAGGAATTGCACACCACAACTATTATCCAATGATTTTTATTCAAAGAACGAAGCCAAAAGTATGGAAAATCGCAAACGAAAAAGCAGAGACGGTTGTCCCTTGCACCATAACTTACAAACTACCCTAACCCCTATATGAATAAAGAATCAAAACATTTGTGGTCGATGCGGGAAATTGAAGAGTATTACACCAAAGAGGGTGAGGATGTTTACTACCATTGGCGAATTCCCAGTATGAAAGATGATAAGTGGCACAAAGAGTTTACTGGTCACAAAGAAATTCCGTGGGTTGAATTTCCCGTCCCCCCAACAGAATAAATATGGAATACGAACTAGCAAAACAATTGAAGGAGGCGGGGTTTCCGCAAAAGTCTCAATTTTGGTGGCACAAGGGTAAAATCAAATGGCAGGGCGGCACATCAAAGACATTTGAGAAGATGGTTGCAACTGGTTATGTCGCTGCCCCCACCATCTCCGAACTCATAGAGGCGTGTGAAGGAAAATTGTTTGCCTTGTATCGAACCGCTAATGGTCAGTGGTTCGCAGACTATCACGAGAAGGATAACTGGCTATCTCCTAAAAAGAGCACCGATATTTTTGACACGCTTGAAGAAGTTATCGCAAAACTTTGGCTCGCATTACACGCTAATAAATAGATATGGAAAAGGTTAAAAACAATTTATCTGCTGAAGAGGTTAGGATTAGGCGTGAGGTTGTGTTTGAGTTGCGGGACTTACCACCTGCCGAAATTGCCGAGTGGTTTCACGACTTCTATGAGAGTTTCGCCAAAATGAAAGGGTGGAGTACACAAGAAAAGACCCGCGTTGCCTTTAAAGATTTGCCCGAAAAGAATAAGGAAACAATGATTTGTACCACAAGCGCAGTCTTACAAGAACTTGCAGGAAGACTTGCTCTACCCCTTATCCAATCCCGCCCCAAATAAATAATAAGTAAGGATATGAAAAGAGAAATTAAATTCAGGGTGTGGGATAAAAATGAACGGCAAATGTATCCGTTGGTGGACTTCAATCAGACTTGGATTTCTGTGCCTGTCATGGACGAAGACGGCGGTCACCTCGAACAACGAAAAAAAGACGACGTTGAGTTGATGCAATACACCGGCCTCAAAGACAAGAGCGGGAAGGAGATATACGAGGGGGATGTTGTAAAGTTCACAGAAAAGTGTTGTGATAACGCTTACTCCTCTTTTGTCATAAACTGGGATGACATTTCTGCCAGTTTTGTCTGTAGTGACTTTAAGGGGCGTTACTATAGATGGCTTTCTTCGATGAAACCAGATACCCATTTTAGTGTTAAATATGAAAGTAAAAAAATCATCGGCAACATTTATGAGAACCCTGAGCTTTTAAATCCCCCCACTAAATAAATATGGAAGAAATATCACACCATCAGTGGCAGTTAGAGAAAAAGCGTTTAGCTTTTGAGAAATATGTGCGCGGAGAATTAGATGTTGATAGTTTCCGACTTGAATTGCGCTTGGTTGACGAAACGGGAAGTATTACCGACCCCGCCCCAAATAAATAATAAGTAAAGATATGAAAGAAGAATACGAAGTAATTTGTCCGTCTTGCGAGAAACCTGCTGAATGGATACCCAACGAGCAGGTATACGGGCGGCGATATGGTAAATCTTGGATGTGCTATTACTGCCGTGAGTGCGACTATATGGTGGGAGTGCATAACAACACCCGTCAACCACTCGGCACAATGGTCGGCAAAGAGCTTCGTAATCTCCGCAAAAAAGTTCACTCCAAAATAGACCCACTTTGGAAGACAGGAAAAATCAAGCGTGGGCATTTATATGCCCGTATCTCCAAAGCTCTCGGCTACACTTACCACACGGGAGAAACTGACGCTGAAACTTGCCGCAAGGTTCTCTCATTAGACGAAGAATATTTGTCGGGTAAAATAAAAGAGCTAAACTTTACCCCCCCACTAAATAGATATGAAAGTTAAAATCAGCAAAGAGGAGTACAAAAAGGCTTGGTACGCACACCAACCCGATGACTTGCCAGACTTCGTAGAGCTTGAAGTTGAACCTGTAGAGGAGAAGTGCACCTGCGGCCAACCGACTTATCACGAGGATAATTGTGCGCTGACGAAAGAGATAGCTGACCAGCCGAAGAAGATAGAGCTGAAAACTGATTGTGCTGGTTGTTGTGCGTGTCCTCACCCAAACCTTGGCGATGTATGCGCAACTCTCCGACTACTCACCGACGCACACAATAAAAGGAAATGAAAAAATCCGCCGAAAACCGAATAGTAGATTTCTTAAAAGAAAATCCAACATTCTTTCCGGCGGCGCAACTCCAAAGAATGAGCTTTGCCAACAAAAACGGTACTCTGGCCTCACCAAAAGCAATCTCAAGAAGACTGCAAGAGCTGGCCGAAGGAGAACACGCCATACTGGATGTTGAATATCCGAACGGCCACGCGCACTACAAAATAAAACAAGAACACAGAAAAGTAAAGCAGGTGGTAGAGCGTTTATCCGATAACACCGTAAGGGTCAGTTATGTTGCGGTCTAAGGGAAAACTCAAGCCAAGGGGAATTAAACGCACCACGGGGCGTATAAAGCCCAAGAAACGCAGGAAAAAGGGCGAGATAACGAAATTAAAGGCTAAGTTGTGGCAAATCTGCCGCCAAATCAAAAACGAAACAACTTGTTATACCTGTGGTAGACAAAATCTTACCGGCTCAAACAGACAATTAGGACATTATATAGCAAGCTCTCTTTGTTCGGTGCCGACCCGCTATAGTCTGGACAATTTAAGAATACAATGTTACAATTGCAACATAAACAAATCAGGAAACACTTTACAGTTTAGACGAAATCTAATAAAAGAAGTTGGCATAGACGCAGTAAACGCTCTCGAAGAATATAACGAAACTCTAAAAGGAAAAGTCTATCCTAAACAATGGTTTCTCGACAAAATCACAGAATACAAAAAGTTAAAGTTATCCACATTGCAATCCAACAACCAACCTGCTATACTCGAACCATGAATGAAATGAATGAAGAGGTACGGAAGTTTCTTACGGAGATAGGACGCAAAGGCGGTAAAGCGACCGCCGCCAAACACGACATGAAAGCTATTTCTAAAAAGGGCGTTGAAGCCCGCCAAAAGAAACGTGGAAAATAAGGAAAAGAAAATCGGAGTTTTAACTACTTTTTATAAATTGGATTCTGGCTATTCGCTTTGCGCTGTTGTAGTTGACCAACTTACAGCGTTAGTGGCACATGGACACAAACCAGTTCTGTTTACTCTTCCCACATTCAAAGACGAAGCGCTACTCCCGGCGGGTGTTGAGGTACGCAAAATTGTTCCGCAACTTATTCTCGAACCGTATAAGGGGCTTGGGTTTCCCGCCCACTGGAAAGAAGATGTTGAGAAAACAAAGAAGCTGTTTGAACTTAATTTACAAGATATAACCGACCTCATTTGTCATGACATCTTTTTCATTGATACTTATCTTCCTTATAACATTGCTCTTCGGGAGTCTGTTCTTAATTGCAAGATATACGCGTGGACTCATTCTGCCCCCTCCGACCGCCCTTCTCTTGAAAATAACCCTCATGCTAATAGGTACGTCCTACCTCCTCGTACAAAGTTGGTATATCTTAACCACGATAAAGTAACGGCGCTCGCGGAAATGTATGGTGCGTGGGACAAGGACGTGCGGGTGGTACATAATTCCCGGGACCCGCGCACGTTCTGGGGGCTTGACCCGCTTGTACAAAGAATAGTGAACGAACACAAACTCTTTGAGGTCGATATTATCAGCGTCTACCCTCTCTCCACTCCAAGAATGGTGTCGGGGAAAGGGCTGGACAAAGTTATTAAATTACATGGCAAACTTAAACAGTTGGGATATAAGACGCGACTCATTGTCCCTAACGCACACGCCAATGCCCAGCCGGAGCAGAGGAGTATCAGCGAACTCAAGGTCTGGGCGGCGGAGCAGGGGGTCGAAAACAACGAAATTATATTTACCTCGCAGTTCGGCAAAGAGTACGAACTTGGTGTCCCGCCGAAAGTCGTGTCCGACCTGTTCCGTATTAGCAACATCTTTATCTTCCCCACAGTATCGGAAAACTCTAGCCTCGTCCTCCTCGAAGCCATGCTGTCGGGCAACCTTTTGGTACTTAATGCGGCAGTTGGAACGCTTAGAGAACACGCTGGAGAGGGTGCTTTATACTTCGACTTCTCTTACCGAGAACCCAAAGAAAAAAATGAAGCATACTATCTCGACCTCGCCAAAATCCTCGCGTCCCAGTTCGAGAACGACAAAGCGCTCCAAGTAAAACGTAGGGCGTTGCAGAAGTTCAACTACGACACCATTTATCAGCAAATAGAACGAGTCCTATGGGAGTAAAGAAGGTCGGAATAGTTGGCTACGGATATGTCGGTAAGGTCTTTGAGCGTTTCTTCAAGACCAGCTTCGAGGTAGAAATCTACGACCCCGCGTATCCAGAATACTCTAACCTATCAAAGATAAACGAGTGTGAGTTGGCGGTGTTCTGTCTGCCCACCATCTCGAGAGAGGACGGCTCTTGCGATACCTCGGTCGTGGAGAAGATGGCGAAAGAGGTGTCGTGCCCCCTTGTCCTCATCAAATCTGCGGTAGTCCCCGGCACGACAGACAAACTCAATGCGCAGTACGGCCTTCGGTTTGCCGTATCACCGGAGTACGCGGGGGAAGGGAAGTACTTCACGCCCTTTTGGAAATATCCTGACCCCACAGACAGTACCTCCCACGGATTCTTTGTGGTGGGCGGTCCAGAACTGGCCACGGGGAGAATTACCGAGTACATACTCAAAGTGATGGGACCCGACACCAAGGTACACAAGATGTCTGCGGTGGAGGCTGAAATAACAAAGTATATCGAGAATAGTTGGGGGGCGACCAAGGTTACCTTCGCCAATGAGTTCTACGAAATCTGCAAAGCATATGGCGCTGACTTCCAAAAGGTGCGGGAGGGGTGGACGGCCGACCCCCGGGTGGAGAGGATGCACACCATGGTGCTTTCTGATAAACGAGGCTTCGGAGGGAAATGCTTTCCGAAGGATGTGGCCGCGATACTCCACGCCGCCGCCCAAAAAGGATACAAGGCGGAGCTGTTACGGCAGGTGTTACACTCAAACGAGGAGTTTATAAAGAAAAACGTATGACATACGAACTGAATAAAAAATGCGAACGTTGCGGTGCTCCGTTGCCGGACGACTTTGGTAACCTCCTTTGTTTTGAACACTACACCGCCCTCGAAGAAGAAACTGCCAAACTGAACACTGAGAGAAAAATCCAAATGGAGGCTGAATTGTTAAAAAACCCCGAAAGTCCGACCCACCCCGAAGTGGTGGAGCCTCTTAATCCTGCCCCGGGAGAAGTGCCACCGGTCGGTGCGGTAACTGCGACCCTGCCGGAGCAGGAACAAGTGGCTTGCGACCACTCTAACTGTGGAATACTAGACCCCAACTACAAAGAAAACCCCGAGCAAGATGACAAAGACCAAGTGCTTGCGAACCTAGCGCAATTTATTTATACGCATCGGGACAAGGAACACCCCAAAGGAAGAAAACACGGCATCCTCCTCTATTATCCACAGAGGAATATGTACAACTTCGTCAAGAATTACTGCATGAAGAAAGCGGTTAGCCACCCGCAATACCCTAAGTACATTTGGAAGCCAAAGATAGTGGACGTGGGATGCGGTTCGGGTGTCGGCTCCAACATCCTCTCCCTCGAAGCCGACATGGTGTGGGGCATAGACAAAAATTCATTCTCCATTGAGTTCGCCAAAGAAGCGTTTACGAGGGAAAAGAATGGCATCTACTACTCAAGCCAAGTTACGTTTGATGAGATAGACCTGATGAACGATAACCGGCAGTTTATGGCGTTTGATGTGGTGGTATCCATTGAAGTAGCAGAGCATATTGCCGACATACACGGCTATCTCACCCAACTAAAACGATTTACCAAGCGTGACAAAAGAGGAGCCGTCATCAAAGACCAAGGCACAGAGTTCTTTATCTCCACCCCCAATAGAAATAGTGCAAAGATACGCAAAGACAGGCCAGAGAACGTATTTCATGTACGCGAGTGGACTTCTCAAGAATTCAAAGCGTTATTGCTCAAGCACTTTGAGCAGGTCGAGCTTATGAATGACAAGGGTGAGCCGGTACCTGACGATTCCGACCACCAAATTATATTCGCTAAGTGCAGTTGGCCTCTATGTTAGAAAAACTTTTCCGTCCTATAGATTGTTTTTTGAGTACATTGTCTGATGGAACTCTCCAGGTGCTTGCTCTTGTAGTCTTAGTTGTTGGGCTAGTAGCAATAGTATTATTTACATGAAAAACTATTCACTAAGTGTGCTTATCCGTTAAATTAAATAATATGGAAATTAAAGAAATCGGTAAATGTCCTCATAATGACGATATAACCGCTCATCATCTTCAGTTAGTAGATACTGAAACAGACCCTAGCTACAAAACTCTTGTGTTTGTGTGTGTGCCGCATGGTGTAGTGTTTACGACAAAAGTGGAAATCTAAGCCCATGTCCCGAAGTAAAGACCGAGTAGCCAACACGATAGACAAACTCAAAGCGGTATTTGAGCAGTCAAATCACTTCCAAGAGTATTTGGATAATGAAGGTGGCGTGGCCGAAACAAAAGATGACCTCTTGTTGTCAGTTATCATCCCCGCGCGGAACGAATTTCCAAACATCGTCCATACCATCCATAGTATCCTTAATTGTTGGGAGGGCGATGGATTTACTCACGACCAAATAGAAATAATCGTGGTAAATAATTGCTCAACAGACTTCAATGACCCAAAATACGACCACAGCAAGCCTGGCGACCGAGGAACAACAGAACATCTCATGCCCCGAGGGATTTACCATTCGCGTATACTGCGCGTCTTGTACGACCCTATTGCTGGCAACCACTCTGCACGGAACAAGGGGGCACGAATTGCACGAGGTAAATTCCTTTTCTTTAGCGACGCACACATGTCCTACGCGCCCGGCGCGTTCAGGTACGGCATCCAAGCGTGTGAGGAAAGCGGAGGCATAGCCCACATGGGCATAGCGTGGATGGGCGGCTATCCACAACACCCCACAAGCGTTGGAACGCAATACACCATCAAGCTAGGAGAGGAAATCAAAGGCACATGGGCAACCTATAGGCCGTGGGATAACAGCAAAGGGTGGTTTTATATCGCCGCCCAAGGCCACTGCTCGTTATTCGTGAAACGGACCCAGTTTTTAGACTTTGGCGGCTACCCTGAAATACACCGAACCTATGGAGGCGGGGAGTTTTACACCAACATGAAATGGTGGATGTTTGGCTCAAGCGTGGTATGCGAGCCGCGAGCGGTGGGCTATCACCTCGCCTCATCAAGAGGATATTCCTACAACCACGACGACTATATCCACAATGTATTCAATATGGGTCATGCTTTAGGAGCAGATGGGTGGCTAGAACGCACCTACATCAACCACCTGCGCCGTGGACGCAAGGAAGTGCTGGATATGATGTTAGAGGAGGCTAAGCGGGAAACAGCGCAGGATAGGGTATATATCGCGTCTAGGAGGGTGTGTACCTTTAACGACCTGCTGGTCAACAAGCCGTGGGACAAAAAGAACATAGAAAAAGGCGGCGCAAGTAATAGCTCAATGCTAATTTTCCACGATACTTGGCTCCCCCTGCTGGACGGCCACCCCATAGCGAAAGAGGCATACGAAAACTCCCAATATCAAAAGGAATTGGAACAGTTTATCAACGAAAACCTATCACAATATGTTTACAAGCGTACAAGTTCTTGAGATTTTTGTAAAGTTTGCCCCGCCTCACCCAAAGTGTAGCTGTACGCCCTGATGTTTAACAAAAAAGCCCTGCACTACTAGCTCGGCCTAGCCTAGCCCCCCAGACAAACAAAAAAACCACACATGCTTGCGTAATTGTGTGGCCTTTTGCTTTTTGGCTTTTAGTTATGTATCAAACATTCGCCATTATGCGGATGCTTATAGCTACACACTTCACCTTTTTGCTTTTCGCCTTTTGTTACATCCCTTCCGTTTTCAGTGTGGTGATGCGCCTGTACTATGGTGTACATAGGCTCTCGACAATCGGCACACCTTTCGTGCGGTGCATAGGTTATTTCTAACTTGCCCGCTTGATTATAGTATACTCTTAATGCCGCAAGGATAGTTTCCCTATCCTCTCCGCGCACCTGTACCTCAACAAACAGATTGCCACCTTGCGATTTTTGCGCCCTCTCACTCGTTACTGTAGCGTAGAGTTTCATAAAGTTTAATAATTTGCGATAATTAAACCGCTATCAAACTCTATGACCGTGGTGTTGTCTTGCAGTTCCTCTATTGTTTGTATTTTTGGGTATTGTTCTTGAACTTCTTTTAGGTCTTTATACTCGGTATACTCGCAACAAAGGGCTACTATATCAAGTTCTATTTTTTCTCCGGTCTCATTCTCCAATTGTTCTAGATAGTCAAACAAAGCTCGCTTACCATCATAGGTAAAGTTATTTTTGTAAGTATCCCAGAACGCATCACAGAACTGACTGAAGTTTATATGCTGTATCATCTGTTATTCAATTATCAATGAACCGCACCGCAAGCTATACGGCACCAGCTTATACGCTGGAATAGGGTAGCGGGCTTACTGGCTCTTAACACTGTGTCCCGCGCCCCTATTTCAAAGTACAAGTCATGGGCTACTGTAGCCCCCTGTAGCGCCCTAAAGCGCCACAGAAGATACACTAGTGATACCAACTAGCAGAACTCTTACACTCCGGCCATACTCCGTGCATATCGTAGTAATAGGTAGGATTTACGCCGTACTCATATTTTATGCACTCGCCGTATTGTTGCGCCCTCACGGCCTGGGCCTCATCAACCTCACTGGTGAAGCCTATATACCACGCACCAAGCGGGATCAACACCAGAACGGCCAGGATTGTTTTAATCATATTTCAAAATGAACTGATAAACCCTCATATACTATATACCAACCTGCTTGATTGTACAGTGAAGAAAATATACCACTGTGGACAACTCAAAATAATGGTATAATAGGCTATATATGGTACTATTCTTGACAATAATCAGTATTATTTCTGTAGTATTTCAAGCACTAACGGTATTTATACTGTGGCTCATATTCGCCGCACTAACAGATACCAAAACAGTGGCCGGCACACTAACAAAAGTTAAACAACTTATACATTCAAAGGTCAGTTTCATTTCACCAACAAAACTCAAAACAATGCTGGAAGTAGAAAAAGAGCTTACTAAATGATTATGGACACACCAACCATCAACCAAGCAGATTCAAACGCGCCACAAACGATTGTAGAGCGTCAAAAACCGCCCAAAAGGATTAAAACAGGCAGAATGTACTTAGAGAGGGCTTTTCCAAAAGCATATATTGATAATGGATTAAACGGCACCAAAGCATATCAAAGCATTAAGAAGACAAAGAATGCAAAGGTAGCAACTGTTAGTGCAACACGACTGTTGTCAAAAGCTAGTGTGCAGAAAGGTATTGAAGCGTTATTGCCCTCTGAAGAGGAAACGATGAAGGTGTTTAAAGAAGTCTACGCGGCTGAACGTGAAGAGATTTTGCCTTACAAAGACCTGCACAAATTCCTTGTTACTGACTTACAGCTTAGGGGCAAGCTCAAGGACAACAACAGCACCAACGTACAAGTAAATATGGTAATAGACGGCAACACTACAACACACGACAAACAGCTATAATATGGCTTAACAAAGGGATATTGTATTTATTGTTTATGCACTCATTTGTCAATAGGTAAAGAACCCTTATGTAGCAACGCCTATAAACGTGTCGCACAATGTTTATTGTACGCGTGTGTAGATAGGAAGGGGTGGGGGAGAGGAACAACCCCCGCCATATCGGGAGGAGTAACATATCAATCCTCACACAATAACCCTCCCCCGAACCCAACTTGACAGCAAACAAGATAAATGTTGCATATATTTAATTATATATAGGGGGTGGGGTAATTATTAGAACGGGCTTTTCTTGTAGGTACGGTACTTTGAATTTATAGGATATGGCTAAAAATAAGGGCTACGGTTGTCAACAGGGGGCTGTGGATAACTATTTGGAGTGTATAATAACAACCATGAACACTAATGATGCCAACCGGTATCTGCGCAAGTATGGGGCGGAGAAGCTCTCTAAAACCCACGAGGGGCGCAAAATCATTGAAAAGGCTAAGGAGAAGTACCGGATAGATTTGTTGCAGCCGGGCGACCCGGAGTTTAAAAAGCACTGGGGCAAGGTATTTGACGCTAACAAGCTCAAGAGAGAGCAAGACGAACGTAGAAGTAAAGAGATGTGGGCGATGACCAAAGAGCGGCAGGAATTTGAACAAAGACAGAGAACAGGACAGGGTACAGACTGGAAGTCTAAACGGCTATGATAATCAAGTTCTCTACCTCTGAGGGAGAGGTGTTGTGCGGACCGTGGGATTTAAACCCCTCGCAGGAGAAGTTTTGGAATTCCAAGAAGAAGTTCGTGTTGTTTTCTGGGGGGTACGGGTGCGGGAAGAGCCTTATGCTCACCCTGAAGGCCATCAACCACGCCCTCACCTATCCGAACAACTACATCCTCATGGGGCGGCGCACCTACCCGGAACTGCGGGACACCCTCCTCAAGGAGTTCTTTACCATTTGTCCGGATGCCCTTATCAAGGATTACCTCAAAGCAGAGGGTCGTATCATCTTTCATAACAAGTCGGAAATTGTGTTTAGGCATTTGGATACTATGGCGGCTTCGGAAATACGCTCCATGAACCTCGGTTCTGCTTTTATTGACCAAGCGGAGGATATTAGCAAGGAGGTGGTGGAAGGTTTGCGGGGTCGCTTGCGCCGGGAGGGTATCCCCGACGAAGCCCGCCAGATATTTATGTCCTGCAACCCCGCCTTGACGTGGTTGTTTGCGGAGTTTAAACAACACCCCCAGCCGGAATACGAGGTTATTGAGGCCTCTACGTTGGAGAATGAGAAGAATCTACCCAAAGGATACGTTGAAGACCTCCTCAAATACCCCGAAGCGTACAAAAAACAGTATGTCTATGGCATTTGGGATGAGAATTTGCTTTCGGATAGGGTAGTATTTGACCGGGAGTACCTTGCCAAGCTCGCCGTCTACACTATGGAGCCTATTGAAACAAAAGAAGGGTTGGAAATCTTCGCCAAGTTTAACGAGGGACGCGAATACCAGATGGGGATAGACGTTTCGGAGGGTATCGTGCAGGAGGGGGTGGCGCAGGAACGACAGAAGTCAGACGAATCGGTCATTACCATCACCGACCTGACGCTTGAAGAGGAGGTGGCCTCGTGGTCGGGGCGGTTACCCCCAGACATTGTCGCCGAGAAGGCAATTCTGTTTGCAAAATACTACGCGACCAAGAAGTTTCCCATAAAAATGGTGCCGGAAATGAATTCGATAGGGCTTGCGTTGGTGAATCGTCTCAATCGTGAGCCGTCTGATTACATCCGCATCTACCGCCAGGAGACGTTCGACAAAAAGACGGGGTTAAAAAGCGAACGGGAGGGGTGGCGCACCAACCGCCAAACCAAACCCCTGCTGGTTTCTCACTTCCAAGAACTTTTGCGCCTCCGTAACCCGAAAATCCGTTCTAAAAGAACCCTGGAGCAGTTCAAGTCCTTTGTCTACACCGACGACGCGAAGAAACAGGGTATGGGGGCGGAGGGGGGCTTCCACGACGATCGGGTTATTTCCCTCCTCCTGTCTTTTTGGAAGAAGGGGCCGGTGTTTGCGGGCGGTGTCGTCAAAGAGAAACAAGGAAGGAGTGATATAATTATCAGGAACGGCAAATTGCACATACCCTCGTTGGCAATAGAAAGAGAAAAGACATCATCATGGAAATCCCAATAGAAGAATTCTCAATAGACACGAAAGACGACAAACTCATAGAGACTTTTCAGTCGTGGCTGAAAGACTCCCAAACCTATCACGACTATCTCCTGAAATCTCAGAAGATTTCACAGGAATACTACGAAGGAAACCAGACAGAACGCGACCAAGTACCGGCTCATAACACCAACACGGTAGAGAACCGCATTTTTGAGGCCATTGAAACCATTGTACCCGTGGCTACCGCTAAAGCCCATCAGTTTGTCATTCTCCCTGGCTCCGAAGAGGAATCTTCCGTAGAACGGGCGAACAAAACCCAAAAAGTTCTAACTAGAAAATACGAAACACTAGAGATACAGCGCAAGTTGGAAGGGGTGACGAGGGACTTCATGCTCTACCGCTTTGGGGTAATGAAGTGGGAATGGGGGTATGAGAAAAACGACATTGACGCACGCAAACTAGACCCCCGTCTTATCCTAGTCCCAAAAATGCGGTGCGACCCGCACGATCTCCCCTACAAGATTGAGATTCAGGAATACATCAAGCGGGAAATGGAGGAGTACTGGCCGAAGGCAAAAATTGACGAACTTTCTCCAGAGTCAAACATAGATACAGGCACTGACTCAAAGGGTGATGTAAAGAAAAAACCGTATAGGGTGTACGAGGTGTGGGCCTACGGAGAGGTGGTGGTGTGGTTCTGCTCGGGCAAGGTGCTCGAAAAGAAAGCCAACCCCTACTATGACTTCGCGGGAACCGAGAAGTCCTATCTCCAAAAAACAAAAGCCGGAGCGAAGATAGGGAAGAAGTTGGTATTTTCAAACGTATTTGACCGCCCAACCGACCCTTATGTGTTCTTTTCCTCCTACGAAGTAGGCGACGAACCATTCGGTTCCGTATCTCTCGTAGAAGTTGCCATCCCTATCCAAGACGCAATCAACCGACAGAAGCGGGCGATTATAGACAACCTCCGCAGGATGGGCAACGGACAGGTGTATCTCGACTCCGACGCTATGTCGGAGGAAGAGGCGCAAAACATCACCGACGAGGTGGGGCTGGTTATCCGTGGGGAGGGAATTGCGTCGCAGGGGAAGATAAAAAGGGAGCCGGGGACGCAACTTCCGAACGCTCACTTCTCAAATCTCCAACACTCCGAAACAGTGTTTGATAACCTGATGGGAGTACACGGAGCAACCCGTGGAAATGCTCAAGCGGGCACTCTCGGTCAAGACATTATCTCACGACAACAGGATTTCACCCGCATCGACCTTATTACCAGAGTGTTAAACCGGGGCGTGTCGAAGTTGGCTATAGGCTTGGTGCAGTTGATGAAGATGTACTACACCGAAACCCAGGTGGTGAAAATCCTTGGGGAAGAGGGTGCGGTGGAGTTTGTGCGTTTGAATAAAGACGACATCGAGGACTATATCGAAATCATCGTTAAGTCAGGCGAGGTTCTTCCGATGGACAAAGTTTCACTACGAATTGAAGCAGTCCAGCTTTGGCAACTCGGTGTACTTGACCCTGTAACGCTTTTTGAAAGACTTGAGTTTCCCAATCCGGCCAAGACCGCCGAGCGTTTGATGGCATGGAAGGCGGGACAATTGACGCAGGAAACACAGGCAAAGATAGCGGAAATAGCGGCAGGAGCGCAATATGGCGCACAGGCAAAAGCCGCCACAGAAATAGCGACTCCAATGGGAGAAACGGGGAAGAAGGTCGAATCCCCGATGAACGTAATGCAGAGAGCTACGGCAAGTCTTGGCGGAGGTGTCGCCACTCTTCCAGAAGCTCCGAAACTATAATGCCAGTTGTTGATGGAAAACACTTCGCGTACAGTCCGAAAGGAAAGAAGATGGCTGCTATGGCGAAGAAGATGAAAAAAGCAAAGAAAAAGTAGGTGCTATACTTTAGATAGTTAAAAGTTAATAAGACACTAAAAGTCTCTAAAATGAAGTTATATGGCTGATGAACCGAAAGACGACCTCGATGTCTTTAAAGACGAGGAGGAGGGGGACGCTCCTGAAAAAGCCGAAGATGAACCGGAAGAAGGGTCCGAGGAGGAATCCAAGGACAAGCCGAGTAACCGCAAGTCTGCGATAGCGCAGAAGAAATACTGGCGGGAGAAGGCAAAAAACGCTTCGACCAAGGTTCAGGAATTAGAAGACGAGCTTACGAAGCTGAAAGGGGCAGTTAAGAAGCCTGATGACGATAAGGAGCGTGCCGCGCAGGATTACATCCGTCAGCAAGCCCGCGAAACGTATAAGGAGCTTCAGCTTGAGAAGGCCAAGGAGGAGGCTAAGGAATTAGCAACCTTTGAAGACCAGGTGCAGACTCTACTCGACGATAACCCTGACGTGGCCGAGGACGAACTCCTCGACACCATAGAGGAATACGAAGTAGAGCCGAAGACCGCTCTCAGGATTCTCCAAAAACAGAACAAAGACCCGAAGGAAAAGAAGCCGAATATGCCAAAAGCAAAAAGGGCTTCCGCATCCGACGAGGACAAGGCAAAACCCGATGACTCTAAAAAGAGTATGTGGGACATACTGAAAGAGGAGAAAGACAAACTGCTCAAAAAATAAGCTTCGTGGGATAACCACCTAACTTAAATGGCTATACCACTCGGGAACTTTGTCTCGACTACGACTCGCCAGCGGTTTTTCAACAAAGCCGTTGACAATGCGTATACAGGCAACACCCTATTCGCACGCCTTCGTGCAACCGCTCGCCCGTGGTCTGGGGGTCGTCAGATAACCCAGGCGCTCATCGTGAGCAACCGCACGCAGGCCAGTTCATTCTCATCGTTCGACCTGCTCCCCACCACACAGGAAGACGTGCGCCAAATT